GGGACGCCCAGCGCCTTGGCGTTGGCTTCTTTGGCCTCTCCAACCTTGGTCAGAATTCCGAAAAACGTTGTCATGGATACACCGTGAGAATGTCGATAATGTGCGTGGCCAGGCCGGCGAACACGCCGGCCTGGACTTCCACGGGTTGGGGTTGGTAGGGATAAACGGTCATCTCGTCGCCGTCATAGGACGCGATGCCATAGTTCATGGGCGCGCGGACTTCTACCGCGATGGCCAGGCCGACCATGTGCTGGCTTAGTCGCTTGGTGCAGTCGATGAGCCGGCCCAGCTCGTAGTACATCTGCTCAGATATCCCGCCATCGAGCACGCCGATGGTGAGGCGGAACGTTCCGCGCGTGCCTTCGGGCGCCGTTTGGTGCCACTCTGTCACCTCAAGCAGATACCCCAGCGGCTCCACCACACGCCGCAGGGCGCCGATGGTCCCCTTGATTTGGTGGATGCGGAACGAGTTCGCCAGCGCCTTGCGTTTGGCCGCGACGGACCAGGCATCGTCCCAACGGTCTACCGAACGTTCCCAGGCAAGCCAGGGCAGAAGCGGCGCCGGGGCAGTGGCCGCGCGGCGCAGGGCGCGGATTGGCAAAGGCACGCTTTCGATATCGGCGCCGACCTGGGCTAGCTTGCGCTCTACGGGCGTTGAGGCGGGCGGCAGTAGCGTGGGCTTCTCGGCCATGTCAGCCCTCGGCCGCAATGGAAAGCTCGATATCCGAGCATGTGGCCGCCTGTTCGGCCGTCAGTACCAAATCGTCCGCTGGTTCCAGCAGCTCCAAATGGTCGACGCCCTCCACGTGCAGGGATGCGGTAAGCGCGGAACGCCATACGGATACGCCCGCGCGCCTGGGACGGTTGACATAGGCCGCGCAGGCTTTGCGCGCCGCGTCCAATGCCACCGTACGGCCCGGCCCCTCGCCTTTCATGTGCAGCACGGCGCGCACGCGGTACGGCACGATATGCGATGACTGCACTGTCAGGCGGTCGCCCATGGGGCGGGTGTCTTCGTCGTTCAGCTCGGTGCGTACCTTGGCCAGCAGCTCGGGCGCAGCCGTACCGTCACCGTCGCGCGCCAGTACACACACCACAACATCGCAAGGCTCCGGGCTGGTGGCGGTGGCGTCTGCAACCTTGCCGTCCGCGCTCAGGGCGTGAAACACGTAGCCATCGCGCGGACCGGCGGTGGACAGTCCTTCCCACGCCATCTGCGCACGCTCGCGCAGCTCGTCGTCGCTTTCATATACCGGATCAACAGGCGGCACGGCGTCGGGGTTGCCGGGCTGGATGACTTGCCGGAATACGCCGTATTCCCCGGCGATGTGTTCCAAGTCGGCACGACGTGCGAAAGCCAATAGGACGCTGCGCGCGGCGTCATTGACGCGCTGGCGCAAGATAACTTCGCGCTCTGCGTTCTCCTGCAGGACAATGACCAGCGGTTCGGATTCCAGGGCCAGCGCCTTGGCCACGGCGTCCCTGTCCTCCTGCGCGAAGAGCGCGAGGTAACGGGCCTTGCGAGTTTCAAGGATTTGCTCGTAGTCCAGCGCTTCCACCACGTCGGGCGCGGGGAGCTGGGAAAGGTCGATGATGGTGGGGCTTGCCATGTCAGGCGCTCAGGGTCGTGATGATGGACACGGATTCGATGCGGTCGCCGGTATCCGCTTCGCCATGCAGATTCAGGACAACGCGGCCGGGCTGCTCGGCGTCAACCTCTGCGGACATCGCGCGCACGCGCAGGCGCGGTTCCCAAAGCATCAGCGCCGTGGCCGCAACGGCATAGAGCTGTAGGAGGGCAGCGCCGTTTGCCGGCGAGTCGATCATGTCGGCGGCCTTCGACCCGAATGCGCGCCGCCGCACGCGGGTAGCGAGTGGGGTTTGTAGAACCTTGTTGATGGACTGCGCCAGGTGGTCGCGCCCGCTGATTCGCAGGCCGGTGGCCGAGTTCATGCCGAGGTAGCTCATTGCATCGGCTCCGTCGTGGGCGCGTCCAGGCCTTGTGTGCGGTGCGTGTGCGTATGCAGGACGATGCCGTTGGACGAAAGATCGCCTTGAACGTGGGTAATGTCGCCTTCGATGGTGGTCATGTTGCCCTTGCCGTTCTTGCCTGCCATGCCGGCCTGATAGGTCAATAGACCCGTCACGGTCACATTGCCGTCCAGGGTGATTTCCGGGCATTTGACGGTGGCGGTGTCACTCGCTTCAACGAAGGCAGAGGTAATGCCCACGGCGGTGAGCTTGCCAGCCTGGTGGTCGTAGGTGATGCGCGCGCCGTCGGGATAGACGATGACGTGTTCCGCCTCACTGTCCGATGGCGCGGGGATGCCTTCCGAATTCAGGCCGGCAAGGACCACGCCGCCGGCCGGGTCTCCGTCAGGAGAAAAGACAAGCACCTGCTCTCCAATGGTGAGAGGGTTCCACGTGCGAGTCCTGCCCGCGCGCCCCTCCAGCCACGGCAGCCAGTTGCTTTCAAGGTCACCGGATGCCACGCGGACTTTGGCCGGCCGCGCCTGCAGGTCCACGGCGAAGACCGTCCCGATGCGGATCAGATTGGAGATAAGGCGGAAGAGTTCGGCGACTTCGTTCATGCCGGCCATGTTGCCGGTGCAACCTCGCGCGCGCACGGGGCGCGCCTTGTGCTTCGCCGTTCTACAGGCCGTGGCCCGCCAGGTGCCGCGCGAGCGTGTCCAGAACCGCATCGCGCTCTTGCTGTGTGAAG